TGAGGTTTCTTCTTGGGGAGTTTGCGATACGCTATCTACAACAACTGTTTGTAGTGTTTTACCATTAGCATTAAAGTTAATAGTTGTAGTTCCTCCAGAAGGTCTTCCCATTTTTGTTGATGGCGCAGTCTGTGTTGTTCCTCCTCCTCCACCACCGATTCCTGCTTTTTCTGTTGCCGCGGTCATACTTAAATCTCCGCCTAAAGATCTTATATTATCTCCAGCTCCTCCTAAAAATCCTTGAATACTTGCGGCTTTTTGATCAGATATCGCTCCAAAAAAATCTAAAACATTTACTATGCCACCTGCAATAGAAGCAATTATATCGACTATTTGTGCAAATACATCTCTTATAGACATAATTGCTGCTCTAATATTTTCTGGTTTTGAAAGATAATTCATAAATCCTTCAATTTTTTCTATTATTCCACTTTTTTCTACAAAATCAGATATAGACTGTTTTATTTTTTCTATAAAACCTGCAATTTTTTCTTGAAGACTTGCATTAACTAAATTTTGATAATTTTCTTCTCCCATGGCTTCTGATAAAGCCTTTTGATTCTTATATTTAGCTAAACCTAATTTAAGTTGTTCTCTTGCGTTATCTGTGTCTTTTGCTCCAAGTATAGATAACATCTCTTGTTTCTTTAACATATCACCCATTTGATCTCTACTCATTCCCATAGCGCCTGCAAAAGCGTCTTGCTGAATTCTATTCATTTTCAAGAAATCAGCCGTAGATCCAACTTGTTTATTTATTTCTGCAGCGGCTCCTGCAAGATCATTGTCTAAGAATAATTCTCTAGCTTTTGCAAGATTGATTTCTTTACCTGTCAATAGTTGAGCTTCGAATTCTTTAGATATTGATGATTCAAAATCTAAAAAGGAATCAGCCATTGCATCGACTTGTTTTAATTCCATACCCATAGCTTTAACAGTCAATAAAGACTTAGTTAACTGAGCTGGATACTTTGCAAACTGGAGTCCTAAAACTCCGCCAAGACTTGAAGCTTCCTTTAATATTTGTTTATTTTCGAATTGTATTCCTGTAGCTTGTTTTAGACCTTTTACTTGAGCGAATACTGACTTTACTATAGACTCATTAGATTTTCCGTTTATTATAGAGGACTCAGTTATAGAAGCAATAGTGTCTGCTTCTACTCCTGCAATATCTTTTAACTTTATATTTGTTGCTAAATTTTGAGTAGAGATTTGATTAGTCACTCCTAGAAGACCAACCATTTCAGTTTGTGCTTCTACTAGTTTTTGTGTATTTACAAAAAGATCTCCGTTTGCTACGTTTACTGACGCAAATTCCATTTTAAGCTGTCTAGCCTCTTCGGTAGACATATTCATCGCTCTTGCAAACTTAACAGTCTTGTCTTGAATTCCTGTAATATAATCGAAAACTGATTTAAGTCCTGATACTAATCCTCCTATAGCTCCGCCTAGTATAGGAATTAAAGTTAGAGGATCAGAAAAAGCTTCTTTTATTCCTCCTCCTGCTGCTTTAGCTAGACCGCCTAATTTATCGCCAAAAGAAAGTTTTTTATTTTGCAATTCCAATTGTCGAGCTTTTACTACCATATCTTCATAGTAATCTGCTCCTAATCCTAACTTATCCGCAAATAATTTAAAAGTTTTTCCTGTAAATCCAATAGAATCACCTATCTTTTTTTCTGTAACTAACTGTTCTTTTAATCTTCCTTCTGTCTCTTCATAAAGTTGATCAGACTTTTTTGCTTGTGCATAAGATAATTGATCTATATTTAAAGTAGCGCTTTTTAATTCTATTTGTCGCTCTATACTTTGTATAGCAGATGATAATAGCGTAACTTGAGCTGCGTTTCCATTTTTTTGAGCTTCTATAAGCTCTTTTTCTTTTTTAGATCTTACATTTATTGCACCTAAATACCGGTCTGATTCTCTTTTTTGGCTATCACTTAGTTTTTCTTGTAAATCTGCTAATTTTTGAGTAGTAGTGAATCTATTTATTTGATTCTCTTTTATTTGTTTTTCTACATCTTTAATATTAATAGTAGTTTTATTTATACTACTAAGTTTTGCTCCTAGCTTATCATACGATTTTATAGATTTTTCTAGTTCTCTTACGCTATCTTTTAATAGATTATTATAATCTCCTTGAATCTTTAAAGCTTCTTTTAAAGCTAATATCGTATCTTTAGCTTCGACTTTATTTTGAGGTGTTCCGCCTTGAGGAGTATTTTGTAAAAGTGCCATTTAGTTTATCTATAAAGATAAATATTTACTTCTTAGATTTTACTTTAGAAACAAAGTCGTAATCTTTAGAAACTTGTTTTACGTGTTCTGGTATTTTAAATTTAGACATGTCTGTGCTTTCAGTCACCTTTTGTTGGTTCTGATCTCGCATCTGTTGTACATGCTTTAAGTACTCGTTTATCTTCTTAAGGTTAAACCTACGGTGGTGAACCGGCATATTCCACACCTCGAAGTAACCGAAGCCTCCGCCACCATGATAGGTAAGCTCGAAGACTTCGGTCATAAACTCCTTTCTATAGTCCGCTCCCGGGAAAAAAGAATTCCGCTCCCATCGGCATATCAGTCTTTATCTCTGTTCCATCTTTAAGAGTAAATTGGACTGCTGTATCGATGTCTGGTGTGACTTGGGATATGTATTTTCTTAACTCTATAGAATCTCTAGATAGTAAGTATCCACCATCTATAAAGTCTCTGATAGTTTTAATTGATAAGTCACCATTTACTGAAGTAATTTGATGCTTTAGTCTTGTGCTAAGAAGTCCTTGATCTTGTCCTAAAGACTTTTTAACTCCTTTGATTTCTTCATCTATTTTTTTGTCATCGCCTACCGTAAGTACTTTAAAAGTCACTTCTGTTTTTGAGTGAGGAAGTACAAAAGAAAATTCGTTTTTATTTTCAAACTTAGTAAAGTCTACTTCTTTATACTTAAGATCTTGAAGATCTATTGTTACTTGCTCTTCTTCTGAAGTATTTGGATTCCTGTACTTAAATGTATAGTCTTTTCCATAAGCAAGAATTCTAGCTGCTATAAGAAGACCGTTGCGATCTCCTAAGCTCATGCTTTCATATTCAATAGGAGACTTAATTAGGCTTTTTAGCATTTTTTCGATAGCTAGACCTTGACGAAGAAGATTCACGTTTGTGAGGATGTCTTCTTCTTTAGCGGTCATGTATTTCATTTCAACTTCCCCAGAAGATAGTGGATTTTCCTTTGCATAGAGTAATCCTTTTGAAGGGAGATCGATCATCTCCGTAGGAACTGTAAACTTTGATTCAGACATAAATTATTTATTTATAAATATACAGATTGAGGGTTTAAAACAAAAAAAAGACTGCTTTACGCAGTCTTCTCTTAGTTTTTATTTTTCTATTAATAATTCAAAATACAGTAATCCATGCCTATACTCAAAGTTAATTCTGTAGGATCTGTGGTAGCCCAATCGTAAGATCCGAAAGCGGCTTCCTTAATGAATGCGCCTTTTATGATCCACTCAGATACAATATCACCAACTGGTCCTATGATAGAAAGGTTAAGATCTTTCTTGTAAAAGTCAGAATATCCATCTCTACCGGTTACAGACTCATGATGCAAACGTACCCATTCCATAATAGCTTGTTGACCAGAAGGAGAGATAGGATTGTAAAGAGAAAGAGTCATGTCCTTCCACTCTGCTTTTCCTTTAAGCTTACGATACACATTGATGTGATCAAGTTTAATTTCTCCTAAGGTTACTCCTGGTGCATCCGCTTTCTTAATCATGTAAGAAGGAATACCGTCTATGTACATTACAAACCTATTCGATACCGTTGGCTCGAAGGCTGTAAACATTATCTCTGAAGGATCCAATACTGGCATCTCTATTACGTTTTTGTTCTTTTATAAATATGCAGAACTTATTTTTTCTTAGCAGCTGCAGCTTTCTTTTTAGCTTCGGCTTCTTTTTTCTTTTTTTCGTCTTCTACTTTCTTTTTAGCTTCAGCTTCAGTCATTTTCTTTTTGTCTTCGGCTTTCTTTTTAGAAGCGTCTTTCATTGCTTCCATCAAAGTTTCAAAATCAAAAGCTTCTTCGATTTCTTCGATTGCTGATTCTTCTGTAGAAACTTTAGCTGACTTTTTATTTTTTAAAAAGCTATATAATGTTTTAGCTGCCATTAGAACTGCGCCCCCTAATGCTCCGCTAGCTATTAGTTGTCCAAGAATATCAACTATTTGCATTTGATCTGGACTCATACCTACGTATTCTTTCATTTCTTCGCCTTCTTCCATAGTATCTTCGTAGCTTTCATCCATTTGTGGTTTTAGAGGACTAAATTCTCTAACTTTAGATCTAAAATTATCTACGAGTCTTGATTGATCTTTTTGAGTTAAGCTACCGTCTTTCTTATCAGCGATTTGTTTTCCTAATTTTTTTGCGAATGCGAGAGCCTTATCCATAGCTGCTGCTATTTCTTCCAAAGAAGCAGTTTGTGATTCTGCCTCTTCCATTCCATGTTTCTTATCAAGTTCTGCTTGAATCGCTTCGTAAAGGTGTTTTGGTACCTTAATCCTAACTTTTGTATTTTCTGTGAGATTCATTTTATGTTTTTTTTATTTTATTATTTTATCCTCCGAAAGAAGTTCCTGTTGGTAATACGTTAAAGTCAAGTTGGATAAATTCAGCTACTCTTGTAGGCTGTAGATATATTGTTCCAACCAATTGATTCCTATCGATTACATCAGGAGTATTATTGGTTTCGTCCATTACAACTTGGAAAGAGTAAAGACCTTGACGCTGCTGTACGGTTTCAAGATAAGGATTAACTTGGTTTAAGAAGCTGTTCCTTGTTACTTGAGTGTTTGGTTCGAATACGATAGTTTCTCCAATTTCTCTGATATAACGCTTAAGCGCGATTAGCAACCTTCTTACATTTACCCTATCAAGAGCAGAAGCTTTAGACTGTAGAGTCTTTTGACCGTAGATCACCGTTCCAACTCCAGGGAAAGTAGCGATTGGATTAACTTTACCTTGATAAAGTTGATTTCTATCATCTACGCTTAGCCTTCTTTCTGGCCTAAGAACTGTTGACATTCCGCCTCTGTTAAGACCTGCTGGTGCAAACCATTCAGCGCTTACTTTATCATTGTATTCGTAAACTGCTGGTACTAAAGTAGAAGCAGGAACAAAATTCAATTTACCAGTTTCACGGCTAGAGATTTGTACCCATGGCCAATATGTGGCTCCATAAGAGTTATCGTAAGTTTGTGATTTACCTACTACTGTAGATATATTTTGACCATAAGAACTCATGTCTACTACTGCGATAGCATCTCCCCTATTTTGAGCTAAAGCTACTACATCTGTTATTAAAGAATGAGCATTTTGATCGTTCATTCCTGGAACACATAGTACGTTGAAATCGTAAGCGTCTGCATTTTTAAGTAGACTTAGTCCAATAGCGTAGTTTTCTATAAATACTCCTTGAACGTTTGCTGCGTCAGTTGTTACTGTAGCGTTATTGATCTTAATACCTTCAAATAAGTTAAGTTTAGACTTATTAAAACATCCCCAAAGAGCTCCAGTAGCAGTTCCAAAAGTTCCTTGTTGAGATCCTGATCCTTGTACCGGAATAGAAGCTGTATATTGTGGATAAGCTTGACCGTATTGGTTAAGATAATTAGGAGTCGGTAGATCTACTTGTTTTACTCTTACGTATCTTGACTTATTAGGATAAGACCCAGTAATTTGTAAATAATAATTTCCGTTTTCTAAAACTGGAGTTTCTTTTGTATCACCTATTACATAAGTAATAAAGTTATTTTGATTTGGATCAAGAGATATATTATTCCAAGATTCTAGTACTGTCTTGCTGTTTTGATAATCGTCTCCACGTCTGATGATCAAGCTAAATAAACCTGATCCTGTGTCTACGTTAGCTACTTCAAATCTAATATTTGCAGAAGATCCAGAAGGTAACGCTCCATCTACAGCTTGATTAACTTGACCGTTGTTATTCATTACTATACCTTCTGTAATTGTTTCCAATACAAAAGAAGAAGTAAATTTTGTGTCTGTTACTCTTCCTATAGAAGCCGTAGCTGAGGTATAAGATCCTGAAGCTACTCTAGTTACCAAAAGAGAATTACCACCTTGCTCAAAATAATTAAGAGCTGCGATTGAAGTTAAGTATTCATAAGGAGCTCCTCCAGAAACGAAAGCCGCTCCAAAAATTGATTTGTAGTCAGAATAAGAAGTAACTCGAGTTGGATAATTAACCGGACCAGTTACAGTAGGACCTAAAATGGCCGCTCCTGCAGCTATAGGTCCTTGCGTTATTTGCGATAAGTCGTTCTCCGATACGAAGACACCTGGAGATATGAGAGTTTCAGCCATTTATAATGTTTTTATCTAGCAATAAATATCGAAACTTTTATCAAAATTAATATTATTCAACTACAGTATATTCTCCAGTTTCAATATTGATACTGATGTTTCCGTAATTATCTTTTAGTTCAACAAAAAGCTTGTCTTCTTGGCTTCTAATGTCTTTTATTTTCTGCCTTTGATTTTCCATCTGAAGCTCGATAATCTCTTTTTGATACTGTAGTTCTCCTAGAGCTGACGCTACGTCTAGAGCATCTTTTTTAATTGCTGCTATTCTTTTTAGTTCTGTTTCTGTAACTTTGTTCATTATCTTATTTTTTTGCTTTTTTAGATTTTACTTCTTTAGCTTTTTCCTTTGTCTCAGGTTTAGCTGTGGTTTTTTTCTCAGTCTTTGACTTTAGCTCAATAACTTTTTTTGGAGCTTCTTCTTTTACGTCTTCTACTATTGTCTCAAGTTTTGCATTTTCAACCATTGACTCAAGTTTGTCTAGATTAAGATCTTTTGTAAATTCTACTAAATCTGTAATTTTTACTTTTGATTTTTCTAGTTTGTAAACTACAGCTGCTATTATAATGACAGCTACGATTAAAATTAATAATGTCATAAATTGTTTTTTTATTTATAAATATCTGTAAATAACGATAAAATAGATCTAATCTTTAGACAATCCAAATTTAATCCACTTATACCACACTCTTTCATGTAAAAAATATACTAGTGGTTTTACACATAACTCTATTATTCCTACAGAAGAAGCTATCACAATATTTCCAGTAAGTATATAGCTAATTATCATAGTTTGAGAAGTTCCTATACATCGATAGGATATGGCTTTAGCCAAGTGTCTCTTTATTGTTACCTTCATTGTCTATAATTCCTTTTCTTATTTTAGTTCCGCTAATATTTGAGATATCGTTTGGTGGTTCGTGATAGATTACATCATATCCAACTCCACGACCATAATTAACTGAATCTATATCAGGAATTATGGAAATAAGTATTTTTTCTTTGTTTTGTATAAAGAAAGTTTCTTTATTAAGATTTTCTAATATAGTCTGAGCGTTATTAGGATTATTTTCGTCTATTTCAACGTCTCTAATAGCAACCCAAACTGATTTTCCTTTTTCTAATTGTTGATTGATTAGCCATTCATGACCTTTATGCCAATTTTGCCATCTTCCGATAAATAGTGAATATTTTTTCATATACTTTTTATTTTATTTACGCATTCTTCTATAGATAATTTACTTGTATTCAAATGTAATACATTTTCTTTAATTGGATTATCAAAATCTTTTACGTGAAAAGATTCTCTACCTCTTTGCTTATCATAAGTAAGATATATCCAGTTAACTTCATTACAAAGACTATTTAAGTAGTCTCTGGCTTCTTTATATGGATATACCAAAGAGAGAATAACACTGTACCCTATTGAATCTAGATATATCGCTATATCGCTTGCTCTATTTAAATTTTTTATTCTACCTTCTTTACTATAATCTTTATTTAGAAATAAATCTCTTAGACTATCTCCGTCTATATTATGACCTTTTAGTTGTTTTGCGATAGTACTTTTCCCTGAATGAGGTTGACCAAATAATACGGTTATCATATCTTATTTTTTGTATTGAAATATATCATAGTACCACTTATAGGTCTCGTAGATCCAATTACATGTGTATTCTCCAAGAATTTCATAATAATCCTCTGGAAGCATTCCCAAACTTTTTCTAATAGTGTGATCACCATATATACCATGTACAGTATCGTCTTCTATAGTAATTTGCTGAATGCTATCGTAAGTGTGTTGAAAGTAAGGAAGATCAAAAAATTGATATATGCTTTTTATTTGAGGATCTGGATTGGCACAAAAATCTTCATACTTTATAAAAAGAAACTTTTGAGCTGTCTTGTCTAAAATTGATTGATGTAGCTTTGTAACAGCGTATCCTATAGGATGACCTTGAGACCATGTCTCGATTCTTTGATGAGTAGTTATATTCTTTAGCTTACCGTTATCCAAAAGTCCATCGTCTGTGTCAGGATTGCTTCTAAACTTTTTTTCCATAGAAGTAAATACTGACCTCAAATCTCTCACCATAAATACGATCTTAGGATCTGGATTAATTTCATTTAAAAGTCTATAATAAGATCCCCAGGCTCTATTCTTGTCAAGTATGTATGGCTTTTCAGTTAAGACTTCAGCATAGCCCTTAAACCCCTCACGACAATAGGCATAGAATCCTTGGCGCCACATCTGCTCGTCTCCTGCTTTAGCCTCTTTGTTTCCGTTATATCCAATCCTGGTACCGAGCATAAGATCAATCATGCCTGAAGTCGGAGTGACGTGAAACTCAGGGTTCTGCCCCATAACGTTCTGTAAAAGCGTAGATCCAGCTCTAGGTAGTGAGCTTTGGTAGAATATTTTTTGTTTCATAATCTATTAATTATTGTGTTTATATCAAATATATCTTTTACTTCTATGTAAGGACATTCATGTATATTATTCTCAAATTGAAAATCAAATAAATAAGATCCGATTAATTGATTAGCTTTTTTAGGCAAATTAGCTATAATGTTATTATGTAATTTATATCCAAATACTGTTGGAGAAGTTCCAATCCAAAAAACAGTAGCTTGCAGTTTAAATGATGCTACTGCGTGTTGTAAACATGAATCAATTAATATACGTTTTTGAGCATCTACTAAAATTGCAAATAACTCAATATTAGATAGTTGTTGATCTACTCTTTCAACTCCCTCTAATTGATAACCTTCTGGTCTGGTTATTTGAAATATATGATATTGATCTTTAAATTTATTTACAATAGCTTGAGCTAGATCTTGAGGCATATCACGAGTCCATGAATAACTGTATTTTTGTCCTTGACTAGGTCCTCCCCCAGTTTGAATTACTATAGTTGGTTTTTGTCTTTTCCAAAGACCAGTTAACTGTCTTTGTACAAAATTCGCAAATACTTGAGGCTGTTGTTCTGTATATTTTATACCTAATAAATCACACCAG